TTTCTATTTCATAGTATAGTCGAAATGACCTCCTATGTCAAGAACTTTTTTTACGTAGCTGTTGCCTTACACATCTCTACCGAAATACTTAACAGTAACTTCGTCGGTCTTATCAATCGCGCTAGGTAATGCGTGGAACGCAGTTTCTAGAGAAATTACATCGTCAATAGAGTGAGAAGGTAGCTCAAGGTGACAGTCTAGCATAGTCATTTCAACTCTAGGCAAGTTCGGGGTAGTACCACCGATGGCAAACACTAAACGATGATTGTTTGTAACTGTAGTGGTATCGCCAACTAAGTCTTCAAACAACTCTGCACTTGAATCAGTTTCGTTGTTTAAGTAGCAAGTGAAGCTACCTGATACTGAACGTGAACCCGTAACGTGGCCAATAGGCTGATTAACTTGTCCGAGAGTTTCTGGAGTAAGGAAAGTAATGTTGTTAGTAATAGTGATGTTACCGCCAGTTAATACTAAACCGTACTCAGATTCTAGAGCTGCCTTGCCTGTGCCGGTGCCTGAGGCAGTAGTAGAGTTTGCAACAAACTCAATGCCTACAGTCGCTGCACTCGCTCCAATAGCAGTCCAGTTAGTATCACCAACTTCAGTAATCTTGTAACGCTTACCAGAAGTAGGTTGGTTAGCTGCATTAATTAGTGCAGCAGTGCCATACTTACCAGCAGTAAGAGTGGTTAGTCGATTACGAATAAAGTTGTTTGTTGCATTAATACCTTCATAAACGGTGGCTGTAGGAACTGTAGTACCTTCATCACTGATAAGTGAGCCCATTCCTGACCAGTTGATAGTAGCAATACCATCAATATCAAAGTCTGCAGATGCTTCGTTTACAACACAATCGGTTATCTTATAAACTGTTTTGGTATCATTTGCTCCACCCATTGCAAAATAGATATTTGCAGTGCCTAAAGTACTTTTGTTAGATTGTCCAAAGTCAATATCGCCAGAAGTACCGCTATGTGAAATATAGGGAGTTCCGCCTGCTGCATCTTTAAACTCGTTACCTTGATAGTGTGCAGGACCTGCCATTAGTGCCCAAAGAACTTCTTCTACCCCGTGATGATCGCCATCCGTTGCGGAAGCTGCTCCAGCTCCTGTACCTGTTGAGGTAAAAGGACGCATGTAAGTAGAGAAACTCCACTCTGCAGGTGCGAATGAGTCAGTAAACATTCGTCGTCCACGACGGCTTGAACCGCCTGTACCTGACATTTCGGACAGAGTTACCTCTGACGCGTTTGTTGCTTGTGAGAATGAAAATCCATCAAGAACAGGTAACTCCCAAATTGAGGAACCTATCTCGATAAAGACTTTGGTATCTCTGCTAAAATATAATTGATCAGCCATAGTTAATCTCCTATGTTATCTTGAAAAGGCTAGGACGTGAACGTTTGCTCGTGCCTGCATTTTCTAGTATCGAACCTCAATAAGAATCTCACCGACTCCTAAAGGTTCAAGTACACCTTCGTCAGTATCTACACTGACTATTGTGATTTGTTGTGTGTATTGAGTCGTTTGAGTACGATCTAAATACGGTAATCGAGAGTTATCCTCTAATACGGTTTCGACATCTTCTAACAACTCGTCTAAAGCTTGTACAGAATCTTCTGCTTGGACGTAGCATCTCAACGTAATAGAAAGGAATCTGTCTTTATAACCTCCGGCTTGGTACTCTCGTGTCTCCGAGCCAGCATTTAGGTGAATTGCAGGAAACTCCTCCACCTCATCCCAAAATTTTAGTCGAGGAGAAACATTTTCATTTACATCAGATAGAAATGCTCCTGCCCCGTTTATATTTTTTAACTGGTCGACAAGTGCATTAACAATACCCAGTCTTCGTGTCGTGAATGCTCTTGTTGCCATTATACTCTCCTAGTATAGAATCTTCCGATTGCGAACTGTGCCGCTAATTCTCGTATAGATCTGTCAATTAGTTCTCGTGGATCTCTATTTCCATTTGCCCAGTTTCCCGAGCTACCTTCTTCAAACACCTGATAAGGGTTTCTTTGGTAAGTATATCCAATACTAGGAAATCCTTTAGGAGTTTTACTTACATCAGTTACTTGAACACTAGATGCGAATCTTCCTGTTCTATTTACAAGTGCAGGCTCTTTCATGTTTTTTCTTACAGTTGCAGGCAACTGCTTGTTCATCATTGCTATAATTTGAAGCATACTAGGACCACTGCTTTGGGCCTTTCTTCTTCTATTTCTAGTCTTTGTTGCTACCGCTGCTGTGCCTACTAATTTAGTTGATTTATTGCCTATAGTAGGCTTTACTGTTTTTTTGGCAGGTTGCTTACTAGACTTTTTACTTTTTGTATTTTTAGCACTTACTGTAACTCCTTGTACTTTTTTAAAAGGGTCCAATACTGCTTTTCTTGTTTCCTTAATTTTCTTTGTTTTTAAGGAGTCTGAGCCTTGTACGTTCTCTAGGTCTGCTTCTGCTAAATACTTCTTTATCTTTTTTCTTAGATTATTACTGCGCAAACCTTGTTTAGCGCCTCTTGATCTATTTGAACTTGACGACTCTATCTTTATAATAATAGTATCTAAGTCATCAATTTTTTGTATTTCTAAATTAATACCTAGAGCTTTATTCATTGCATCTAGTACTTTCTTTCTTTCCGCTTCCGAGGCAGTCTCACCTTTACTATTCATAGAGGACATAATAGAAGCAGTTTTAGTATCTAAGAATCTTTCAAATACTCCTGCATTTTTATCGTGTCCCGCATCAAAAAAGTGCATTATAGATGATTTTTCAGCACCTGACTTAGTTTTTACAGTATCTAAGTCTTTATGATTTCTAAAGTAGTCTTGCATATCTGTAAAGTATTTATTCATTACCTGTCTATAGGCAAACTTTACTCTTGTGAACGCAGGATAAGGAAGAACTGCATCCAAGTGGGCAGGTATAGGAACATCCGTATGTGCATCAAAAACTACTGTAGTTTTACCTCCGGGTCTTTTTAGACTATGTCCTGCTATACCTTCCAACTGACTATGCAACTCTGCGGCTGCTATATCTACCAAACTTTTTATGTGCTCTTTATCTGCACTGTTTAAGGTCATACCCTGACCTTTGCTTAACTGTATAAGAGTCTCATTTAGCAGAGTTCTTTTGTGAAATACAAAAGTATGAGGGGCTCTATTTAATTCCTTTCTATAATCAGAGTATCTACTTAATTCTGCATCTAAGCGTTCTATAAAAGTTGTTAGATTACTTTTTGCCATTAAAAGTTCTTATACAGGTCCAAAACACGCTTAATATGGTCAGGAAACGCTACATTGTTTCTCTGGCTTGAAGAAGCATTGTTCTGGATGCTTGCACCTGCTATAGTTTGACGAGCCTTATGCTCATCTTTCATGTAGTAGGTAATCAAATCAATAACTGCTAATTGTAAGTCTGCGGGACACTCTGCGTATCCGGCTTTATAAGTAACTTTTACGCTTGCAGGGCCTGTAGGCCACAGCTTCTTTCCACCAGAGGTAGTTACTCTGTAAACACTGTCTGTACTTGAATCTACGTAGTACTCAGTAGCAGGAACAGTAGTATAGCTTGAAGAAAAATCAGTTCTCTCCTCTACAGATACTATTGACACTACTGGGGCTTCTGTTAATTGAACGAGATTAGTTCCCCAATTAACACTGAATTCTTCTATTTTATTAGTAGCGTAGAAATCTACTATGCTGTTTCCACAGTAAGTTTTTACTAATGCACTCACAGCGGCAATCAAAGAATTGATGCGAGCATCTTCCTTTGTACTTTGGATATTCTCCGAAGTTTTGTATTCGTCTATTGTAATCAAATTTGCCATTTATAAGTCCATTAGTAAAAACTTAGGGGAGATAAACTCCCCCTCGTTTTTATACCTTTTAAGTATTAGCTATCAGTACGAATCAGTTTAACAACAGATACATCGGTAGTACCGTTGTTGGCACGTAGCTGGTTGAAGCCAAGAGACTGGCTAGCAACGATTACGTTACGCTGGTTCATTACTTCGTAGTCCTGCTCTACAGATACACCGCGGAGACGTGGGATTACGTGGTTACGTACGTTAACACAGTAGCCTACAGAAGCAGTGTTAGCTTCAGTTTCTAACTGGTCAGATACGATTACTGGAGTACCATAAATAGCACCAACAGTACCGGTAATCTTAGTAGCGATGTCAGAACCTACGTCAGTGATGTCAGCAAAAGCAGCATCAGACAATAGGTCATAGTAGCGAGCCTGAGATACAACATAGACAAGATCAGAAGGATCCATACCATATTTACCCATCAGCTTACGACCGGCAAGGAACTCAGCAGCAGTTACGCTAGAGTCAACAGCATTTCCGCCTACTGCGTCAAGAACAGCAACGCTGTTACTACCAGCAAGAGCTTCAAGACCGTCAAAGCCTTCATCGCCACCAGCAGTACCATTGATGATTGCATTGTCTACAGCACGAGCATGAGCACGAGCAACAGAGTCAATCAACATAGGCATCAAGTTAACAAGTACTTCTTCATCAACATTGTTGTCCATGAAAGTAGTAGATACCAGACGGTTAGCTTTCAGAATTACCTGAGCAGCGTTATACTGGTTACCAGTTACCTGAGGACGGTTAGTCAAGTTACCTGCGGCGGCAGTGTTAGCGCCCCAAGCTGCTGGAAGTGCATCAGTTTGGATTGGCAATACTTGAGTCTGAGAGTTAATAGTAATCTCACGGAAAGCTTGAGCAAGCTTAAGCTCTTGCATGATTTCTTTCTCGATTTGAGTAGAAACGCCTTGAGCGATAGCACCAGCATTAGCTGCATAGTTTACGCCAGCTTTCTCAAACAAGTCTTTAGAGTAGTCAGTGTCCCAACCTTTACCAGTCATTACACCTAGCATATGGCCAGTCATGAACTCTTTACCGAACTTGCTCAGATCGCCTTGTGAGCGGTCAGAGAAAGTCTTCTTGCTGTTCTGCATAGCAGTAATTTCAGCAGACTTCTCTTCGAGGTCTTTGCCATACTTAGCAATAACTTCTTCAAACTTAGCGTCTTTTTCGTTAAGCTGCTTCTGTACGTCAGCCATAAGAGCTTCAACGCCAGTTTCTACACCCGCTTTAACACGGATTGATTCGGCTTCTAGAGCCTGAGCTTTTTCAACTTCTGCTTCGGCTGCTGCCTTTGCTTCTGCTTCTTCAGCTGCTTTTTGCTCGGCTTGCTTCATAGCAATCTTAGCAGCTGTATCTTCAGCTACCTTCTTTGCAAAAGCTTCCAAGTCGATGTTTTGATTATCCATCTTGATCTCCTGATCTGCGGAATTAATATCCGCGCTTTGAGGTGTGTCACTAGCTATTCCCGAAGTAATAACTTCATCCTTAGCCAGAGACTGACCTGCTAGATCTACACGATTTGTGAAAGTTTTTTTGAATTCTTCGTACTCTTCAGTAGAGTCGAAAGACTTCGCGAGCGAAAAAGTAGCTGACTGATTGCAGGGTACAGATACAACTGATACCTCGAATAATTCAGCGTCCTTAATCATTAGTCCGTCGGTTTCCTTAATATAATCAGCATCCTTGACTCGGAAACCTACGGAAAAGGCCCCAAGAACACCGTCTTTAACTAGTTGAGCAACATTAGCAGGCGCGGCCTTACTAATCTTACATTCCAGCTCCAAGCCATTTGGTCCGGACTTCAGACCTGTAGCTCGACCAATTGGTTTATCATAGTCATGATTAAACAGGATAATTGGATTCTTTTCAAAGTTCTTTAGTCCACCTTTCTGCCAGGCTTCTGCTGAAATGGAATCACCCGCGCGATCAAAGTCAGCCGTGCTTGCCATCCCACGAATCATTACAGAGCCATCATCCTCTGCATGAGTCTTGAAAGTAGACGTAAGATTAAAGATCTTATTCATATCTTAATCCTTTTTTACTGCTGGTTTAACAGCAGGCTTGACCGCAGCCTTAGGCTTTGGTGCTTTAGGTGTAGCTTGTTTCGGCTCGGCTTTCGGCATGGGCTTTGGCTCGGGCTTAGGCTCTGGCTTAACAAACAGCTCAGGGTGCCGGATCTTAAGAGCATGAGTAATATACTTCCACGCCTTAAAACTTCTTTTAACTGATCTAACACAAAGAGCTTCTCTAGGCCCTACAATTGCTAGATAGTTTTTATATTCAATATCAGCAGGAAGACCAAACTCTTCGAACTGCTTACGTGCTATTTCTAATACTTGTGCTTTTTGGCGAACTGCCATTTATTCTTCTCCTTCTTCTGTTGGGCGACCGCCCTCATCTGGGTTAGCTGCTGAACCTGCAATATTAGCTGGAACTCTAATATCTTCTGTTCCTTCTAGAGTTTCGAATCCTAGCCTGTCTCTAGCCTCTGCGGGGGTAATAATACCTCCATTTACTAAAGAAGTATAGTATGCTGAGGAGTCTCGTAGTTCTGGCTGAAGAGCGGGAACATCGGTAATGTCCTCCCTTAACTCAAAACCAAAATATCTTTCGAGTCCATAATTAATTTTTCGAACTATAGGAAGTATAGTCTCCAAATAATATAGTCGCATATTTGGGCGAATGTTAGCGTTGTTACCAGAATCCATCAAAATTGGAGGGATTCCGAGCGCCTTTAAAATTATCTTTTCATTTTCTGAAATTGCAGATTGAAAATCCAATTCTTTAAAATTTACATTTGAGATCTTATCGACCTCGATTCCGCCATCTAAGATAAGTGGTCGTTTTCCGCCCGCATCTGGACGGTATCTTTCTTGCCAAGAAACCATCATTCGTTCTTTGATTTTCTCAGAAAGTGTATTTGGTGATTTAAGTACTAAACCTGGAACTGCTCCATTTTTGAAGAAGTTATCTTGAAAGTCTCTCATTCTTTTCATCAGAACCATAGTACGTAGTGCAGGTTTTAGACGAGGAACTCCACGGTAAATAGAGTGAAAAGAGTTTTCTTTAATATGAATAATTTCATCAGGACTAAACGTAGTATCAAACATTGTAAACTTTTCAATATAAGTTTCTTTGTCTGCGTGTATCTTTACATCTGTAGCAGGTAAATGATAGAGATGCGCCCCATCAAAATACATAAAGATGTTACCATCAAGTAAAAAATCAGTAATAAGATTACGTTTAAAAGTATTAATATCTTGGTAAGGGTTAGGAGACTTGTTAAGAAGAGTATCTACCTTAGAAGCTTTGACTCCAGGAATGACACCTCTAAAAGCATTGTCTCGTGAAACTAAAGTATGAATCTCTGCCACGTCATCAACGATCATATTTACGCCGCGATTAACGATTTCTAGATCTTCATAGGCTCTCTCGTAACTTAGGGTTGACTCTCTTGAAGATTCTGTTTTACCACCGCCAATATTATATTGAGCAGGATTCAGTTTCTCCTCGACAGGTTTGTTACCAAATAAGTTGTTATACCATGCCATTATGTTTTTCTCTTTGAATCTCTACCCACCGCATCTGCTTTTTAGCAGTTCCCAGCCCAGGGTCTTTACCGTAAATTGAGTGAAGTTTTAAATGGTGAGTATGACACAGTGTCACTGTGTGGTCGTATAACTCAGCATGATGCTCTTCTATAAAGTCATCCCGAAGTGCTTGAATATACTCAGGATTGTGTTTGTTCTTTGTCAACCATTGATTTAACAACGGTGTGAGACTGTAAAAATGGTGAAAGTCTAACTGCTCTGTCTCGTTGCAGATCTCACAAGAGGAACCCTTTTCATACTTAGATTTTGCCTTATCTCGTACATACTTTACAACATCACGTTTTAACTTAGGCATTTTCCTTCGGTTCCTTATTTTTCATTTAAAGAATTATATCGACTTTAAGGTAACTTGTCAATAACTATTTTTGAGTAGGTATCGCTAGAAGGATATGGTTGAGGTTTGGAACGAGTAAAGTGCGTAACGCATACCATCTGCCATGTGCGAAGCCATGTTGTGCTTCGGTTTTTCCTTCATTAGATTTGGGTTAGGATCCCACTGATACGCGTCAAGGCAAGTTAGTGATTGTTTACACTCTTGGTCGACATAGAGTTTGTCATTATCAATAATTGCAGATACATGTCCAATGCCGTCAAGTACAGACTTTTTAGCGTTAATAGTACTAATATCATAGTTCTGTGCAAAGTCAAACCGAGTTTGCTGTGCGGCGGAATCAATATAGATATAGTCAATATCCCACTTGTCAATCAACTTTTGTATCTCTACTGCGTGTTGCTCAGTAGTACGTTCATTATTCATATATTCGTCTACCAGGTAGTATTTATCCTCATCCCAGTCATAGGCAATTACACACATTGCTGTTGGATCTTTGAAACCTACGTCCAACCCCGCAAAGACGTCCATCTTACTAGTATCAAACTGAGACAAGTCTTTCACTTGTGTCTCGAAGTTAAACTTCCAGATCTGACCTTCATAAGTATTAAAGTCAGCTTCGTACTCCTGCTTAAACTCTGCTTCCGACATAGACTTACGTGCCTCTGAAATATCGCTTTCGCTCATTCGAGGATTATCACGATAAGTTGCTCGTATACTGCACCACTCTGGGAAGTCGTCTGAGAAACCTCTGTAGAAGAACTCAGAGAACCAGTTGTTACGACCCCGTGGTGTGGAAATAAAGATTGCTTTGGAGTTTGGCTTGTCCAGAGTAGGACGAAGTGCAACGTTGAAGGCATCCTTGCCGTCAGCGAGTGCGGCCTCATCAAAGATGATAAGGTCATAAGATCTACCTACACAAGAATCGACCTGATTAACAGAACCCATTCTTACAGTAGATCCATTAGAGATTTCGATAACTTTATCCTTGGCGTTATCTTTTGTAACCTCTAAATCAAAATGTTTAATTAGATTTCTCTGTAGATCGAAAGAGATCTGAGACAAAGAGTAGTTGGGAGACATTATTAGAATATTGGAGCCAGGTACCAAAGACACGAGCTGTCCAATGATATTGGCTATGTAGGTTTTACCTTGTCTGCGCGAGACTGCGGCAGAGACAAAACGATACTTTGGATCGTTAATCGCATTGATAATTGCTATCTGCGATGGTAAGGGAGTGACATTCAATAGCTCCAGGTACGGAGCTATTGGAAGTTTTAGAAACTTTGTCTCAGATCTTAATTCAACTATTTCGTCAGAGATAATATCTCTGCGGCTTACTTCTACTGCCATATTAATCTTCTTTTATGATTGACCAGATTCCCCAAGCTAAACCAGCCCAGGCTAATAGATTTCCAAACAGTAGAACTGCTGTGGAAACACCTATAAGTATTAATGCATCTTTTTTCTTTAGTAATTTATGCAACATGAGTGCCTCTCTTTTTATGTCCGTTCCAAGCTACAAATCCTGCTAAACGTAAAGACCAGTATGCGAGGTAGTTAAGAACTCGAAAACCATTAACTTCGATGCAGATGTCTCGGAAGATTCCATCCATAAACTTCTGATCATGATAACCGATATCGCTTCCATCTTTCTTCATAAGAGTTGCATACTTGTACCCATAATCGTGCACTAGGCCACCCATAAGCAGTACTCCTACTGGTGATAAGAAAGTTGCGAGAAACTTAGGAACAGATGCTCCATCAAACTCAAACCCCGCAGGAATCTTATACTCTACGTCATTGAGAGTATAGTTAAAATCTTGTTCAATTTTCCACTTGCGTGTACCCATTAACCACATTAGGATACCTTTCCAAAAACCTTTATCTTTTGTCTTTATAGGTAAAGGTGACATAACTGGCATAAACTTATATTTAAAGCCTACCAGTGTTTCTTCTTTTTTATCTACTTTGTTTACTATAAAACCAATAAGTACTAATACTGCTAGTATTGTCCACTGCCAAAAATTCATGGCTAAATCAAGTAATATTTCCATTATTTCTTCCCTGCATATGCGTTGGCTCCAAAGAATGCTGAAACCAGGGCTGCGATAGCTACAAAGTAAGTGGGAGCAATATCACCGATTATTTTAGCGGCGCTATCTAATCCGAATAATGATGTGCAAAATATGCCGAAAGGATAAAGTAGCATTCCTGCTAAGGAAAACCATGTCATCTTTCGCATTGCATCACGCTGTGCATCTTGGTCTTCAAGCTCTTTGCGTTTGAATTCCATATACATTTTTTGTTCGGCGTCGGAAACTTCTCCGTCACCATTAGTGTCTGCTGGATGAAAATTCTTATCGTCTACCATTTTTAGTTGTCTACCAATACTATATCGAACGTGCTCGATACGCCTGACTGTTGTGCAGCAATACAGTCTATTCTTATATCTGTCTTCTCACTAAATTTTAAAGGCACCCGGTAAACGTGGTCAACGGTCTGGCCCCCTGCTGCGTAAAATCTTCCCTTGATTCGAAAAATGCCCCCATCTGTAATCTCTCTTGTGAGCACACTATATATCATAGCGGAGTTAACAGACGCCTTATCAGAGCCCATAGTTATATTTAACAAGTAACCCGTCTTACCGGCGGGAACCGTATATACTGCCATTAAAGTCTGGTTGGTATCTTCGAGAATCTTTGCAACAAGAGTACCTCCCAGGCTTAAAGTGACATCAGCATCATTATTAGTATCTACCATGTATGCGCGAAAGATACGAGAAAAAGTACTGACACTGCTAGAGCCTATCGCTACAGTCTCGTTTTGTAGGTTATATGTGGCATCTAAGCCTTCCACATAGACATTTGCACCAGAGTTTGCCGTAGACGCAACTGCAACAACACTTGCTGCAGGGTACGGATATGTCGTGGTACTGGAGTTACCGTCCCAGATAGTGCCAGAAGTTACGTCTCCGTCTGTTGCCCCAAACTTATTTATATGAAAGTAACCTTCTAGATTACCTGCGGCCAGGTCAATATTATTACTACTACCAACATTCACTACGGGTAAGGGGTTATTAATGGTACATACATCACCGTTTGAGTTTGCATTTACTACAACGTCATATTGTGGGGCTATTTTCCCCTGTACGTGATGCTTATGTGTTTTACTCACCATTTTACTTTATCTGCCCAATATGCTGCTGACATTTTGCCTTTAGAGATATTCTTGGCGTGTCGTGCTTTGAAAGACGCCCTCTTCTTTTTCATTGCTTCGGATTCTCCAGCCTTCGGCTTCCCTGCCGTTTTAGCTCCCTGCTGGCCGAAACGAATTGTTTTCACTTTATTGCCAACTTTAGCTACAACGATATGAGACTTCTTAGCGTGTCCTGGAGTACGTTTGGGTTTATTATAACCGCTAACGCCTGCCCTTTTTAACCTTGAGTCTTTTTTCTTCGTTTTTCGCTTCGCTGGCATAAGTTTACTCCTTGTTTGCTGGCTTGCCGGAATCGACGACACCTTTGACGTCTTGTCCGACCGCTACTGTAATATCTGCGATTGTGTTGCCTACTCCGCCTAGAGTATTGTTTACCATGGATTGCGTGCCGTCAATGGCTGCATTCATGGTTCCACAAGCTCCTAGTAGTAGTGCAGATACTAAGATTAAATACTTCATTTGTTTCTCCGTATTTTCCTGCCCGTTGTAATAAATGTGTCCGTAGTAACTCCGGGAGACGGGCCTAGCAAGAGTGCCACTTGACACCCCTTTTTACTTTTAACCTCGTCTCATACGAGCTTTACGCTTCTTCTTGACAAAGGTTTTAACCATAGTGGGCTTGCCACCAGGGTTTCCTGCGCGTCGTTTACGACTTATTGCAGACTTCTTCTGTGCTGCTGTCATACGAGCTGCTTTTGCTTTGGGAACACACTTTGGGTATTTGCTGCTTTTTGCTTTGCCTCTACCACACTTTGCGTATCCTCCTCCCTTCTTAGGTCTAGAGATATCTACCCATTCTTCTTTGAACCACTTCTTGAGACTCATTTAAACAGCCTCACTATTTTGCTTTTTATCATATGTATAGCCGTTACATAGGCCCAACCATATCCATAAAAAATATGAAAAGTGTGATTCCTTTCAATAGCAGATTTTGGTCCAAATTTACGAGTCCAGTTATCTACATAGTCTCCTTTGTACCTGAGAACGGCGTGAGACACTTTCCACTTACTAGGACCTACTAAACAAATACCTGCTTGGTGGGTGAGTAATAGCCACCACATTTTAAGCTTACTTTCTCCAGATAGTCTCCAAAGAATAGAAAGAGCATAGTCTTCACAATCTCCTACGTACTTTCCTTTAGTATTTTTGGCATAGATAATCTTCCATGCATCAGAAGCTCCGTATTGTTCTTTATCAAGTCTGTACTCCCAGCCTGAAGTGAACTCTGAAACAATATGGTCTCTACTAAAAACGTCTTCTTTTGTTCTCACTTTTTAACTCCCATTCGGTACTTACCGCCTCGACGTTTATATTCTTTTACAAGAAAAGCATTTGCATATGCAGAAGGGTAGACTTTAAACTTTCTTTTTACTTGGGATTTTACTGCTGAATAAAGGCGTTTGTTCGTTGGAACTGGTTTTTTCTTCGCCACCTTTCTTTTCTTTCTTTTTATCGCCATATAAAGTCTCCTTTGCTGGAGTGTCCAGGCCTGCTAGCTTTTTTGCTGCACTTTCGTCATTTGTTTTAAGAAGTATGTTGCCTTTATCGTCTACAACATAAAAATGCCCTCTTTTGCATACTATCTGCATATTACTTACCTCTCTTCTTCGGCTTCTTCTTCTTTGGTCGACCGACTGTTGATCCGTATGTTCCTTTACCTTTTGGCATAGTTTTCTCCTACATCTGGGTGACTAGAGTTACTAGTACACCTGCTAGGAACAAAATAACTGTTCCACCTAATGATAGCATTCTAGAGTCCATCTTCTGTAGAGTGGCCTCTATGTTCTCTAACCTAGTAAAAGTAGTTTTCCAGCGTTCCTCACATTGAACTTCGTGCGTAGCAAGCTCCATTTCCAGCTTGGTAACATTTGGAAGAACTTCCCTAAATTGTTTTAGGTCTGCTTGATATTGTTCGTTGTCACTGTGTTCCATTGAGTAGTTTATCCATAAGCTTACCATAGTTACCTTGACCGAACGGAACTGATTCATTAATCTGTACGTTAGTCTGGTTTTTAATAGTGCTTCCTTCGGCTTTGGCGAGATCGGTCTGTGCCTTAATCTCGTCAATACGCATTTTATGAGCCATTT